ATACATATTCAAAAGTTAAGGATGCTGCACGTAAAACACTAGCATTGTTTAAGCAATTTGACATTGATGCAATTGTAATTGAGCATACGGTATTTATTAATAGTCCAAAGACTGCTGCAGATCTTGCATTAGTGCAAGGAGCACTTCTTGGTGCTGCAGGTATAGCAGGAATTAAAGTTGCAGGATCAGTTAATCCTATTAGCTGGCAAAGCTTTATTGGCAATGGAAAGACTACAAAAGATGCAAAGCTTTTGATGCGTAATGAATATCCTGGAAAGTCTGACTCTTGGTATAAAAACTTTGATCGTGAGTCTAGAAAACAAAAGACTATTAATTTTATTAACATTAACTATGACGTAACAGTTAGTGACAATGACGTGGCTGATGCGATTGGTATTGGTCATTGGGCTATCCATAACTGGGGAAAGTTGACAAAATAAATAATGGCTGCTAAACTATATACTAGCGATGTCTGGCTTCGCAAAAGATATGTCGTAGATAAAAAAACACCAGAGCAGATTGCAAAAGAATGTGGTGCTAGTGTTGAAACTATATATGTTTACCTAGCAAAATTTGGACTAAGGAAGAGTAAAAGATGAGCGTAAAAACAGAAGAAGATATCTCAAGGGTGTGTAAAGAGGTCACAGATTTATTAATTTCTAAGAATAGATCTTATGGAGATTCAGCATTACATCCGTCAAGAATATTTTCAAAGACAGATAATGTAGAACAACTTTTAGTTCGCATTGATGACAAGCTTTCACGCATACAGAATGGTCACGATTGGCCAGGGGACAACGAGATTGACGACCTACTAGGATACCTTATCCTACTTAAGATTGCAAAAGAAAGATCTGTGTAGTGGTAAGGCCTAGGAGAGAAGCATCAGTATCTCCAACAGACTTTAGTACAGAGCCAAGCTTTGAACTTAATGGTTTTACAATTAGTGCAGGAGATATTGTAAAGGTTAATGGCGAGTATGGATCTAGATTTAAGGTATGTGGACTAACCACAAATAATAAGACTGGCTCTCAATGGGTTGATTGCTTTGAGATTGTACGTGGTCAAATTGGCTCACTTAGAAGCTTTAAATCTGATAGAATTAAACGTACGCCAAAAAAGAGAGCAAAGAAATAATGTCAGTAGAAGAAAACTTAGTTAAACATCTAGATGAAGTTAACAAGGTTGTTGAAGAATACCTAAAGGGCAATGACCCTACAAAGATCTCTAAAGAGCTTGACCTGCCACGTACAAAGGTTGTAGCTCTAATTGAAGAGTGGCGACAGATGGCAGCTGATAATGCTGCTATCCGTGCACGTGCCAAAGAAGCGTTAGTTGGGGCAGACACTCATTACAATAAACTAATTGCCAAAGCCTATGAAGTAATAGATGATGCTACCACAACAGCAAACCTGGGTGCCAAGAATGGTGCAATTAAGCTTGTAATGGATATTGAAAAAACAAGAATTGATATGTTGCAAAAAGCTGGACTATTAGAAAACCAAGAACTTGCAGAAGAAATGATTGATATTGAAGAAAAACAACAGATCCTAGTTGGCATTCTTAGAGACGTGGCTTCTGAGCATCCAGAAATACGTGACAAAATTATGTCAAAACTATCTCTGGTAGCAAGAAAAGGTGAGGTAATTACCGTTGTCCACAACAATGTTTAATGATTTTTTTGAAGCTTTAAAGAATGAAAACTTTGCTGAGATTCCAGTAGACGCAAAAACATTTGTTGAGGGTGAAGCTTACCTAGGACAACCACCACTATCTCAAGTTCAGTATGATATTGTTGAAGCAATGAGCCAGATATATAAAAAAGAAGATCTAATTGATTTGATGGGAGCAATAGAGGGTGAAAAATATTACAAGAAGTATACAAAGAATGAAATTATTTTACAGCTTGGTAAAGGATCTGGTAAAGACTTTACCTCTACTGTTGCCTGTTCTTACATCGTATATAAACTCCTTTGTCTTAAGGACCCAGCGAGATACTTTGGAAAGCCAGGAGGCGATGCGATTGATATCATTAACGTGGCGATTAACGCTCAGCAAGCTAAGAACGTTTTTTTCAAAGGATTTAAATCAAAGATAGAAAGATCTCCTTGGTTTGCTGGAAAGTTTTATGCAAAGGCAGACAGCATTGAATTTGACCACTCAATCACAGTCTACTCAGGACATTCTGAACGAGAGTCTCACGAAGGACTTAACCTAATTCTGGCGGTACTTGATGAGATATCAGGATTTGCACAAGAGATTGGTACTGGTAATGACCAAGGTAAGACAGCAGATAATATTTATAAAGCTTTTCGTGCATCTGTTGACTCAAGATTTCCAGACCTAGGAAAAGTTGCACTACTATCTTTTCCACGTTTCCCAGGAGACTTTATATCACAAAGATACGATGCTGTAATTGCAGACAAAGATGTAGTAACAAAGACTCATAAATTTATTATGAATCCAGACTTGCCAGAAGAAGCTGAGGGTAATTCATTTGAAATTAATTGGGAAGAGGATACAATCCTTAACTATAAGTTTCCAGGAATGTTTGCCTTAAAACGTCCTACCTGGGTTGTAAATCCTACTCGTAAAATTGATGACTTTAAGCTAGCATTTTATACTGATCTTGGAGATGCTATGCAAAGATTTGCTTGTGTCCCAAGCTTCTCCTCTGACGCATTTTTTAAACAACGTGAAAAAGTTCAGGGTGCAATGACAATTCGTAATCCAATAGATCAGTTTAGAAGATTTGATGAAACCTTTAAGCCAGATCCAAACAAAAAGTATTACGTTCACGCTGACCTTGCACAAAAACATGACAAGTGTGCAGTGGCAATTGCTCACGTAGAAAAGTGGGTATCTGTTCAAGTAATGAAAGACTATGAGCAAGTAGTCCCAGTAGTAATTGTAGATGCTGTAGCTTGGTGGGAGCCAAAGAAGGAAGGCCCTGTAAACCTTTCAGAGGTTAAGCAGTGGATTCAAAACCTTAGAAGACAGGGGTTTGATCTTGGAATGGTTAGCTTTGACCGTTGGCAATCTTTTGATATTCAGAATGAGCTAAAGTCTGTGGGCATTAGAACTGAAACAGTATCAGTAGCAAAGAAGCATTATGAAGATATGGCTATGCTTATCTATGAAGATCGTTTAGCTATGCCAATGATTGATTTGTTATTTGAAGAACTTACAGAACTTAAAATTATGAAGAATAACAGAGTTGATCACCCTAGAAAAAGTTCTAAGGACTTAGCGGATGCTGTTTGTGGTGCAATCTTTGGAGCTATTTCACACACACCAAGAGATTTGAATCTTGAGGTAGAGGTTCACACATGGTCTGATGCTACAAAGATAGCAAACAGAGAACAGCAAGATTTGTTAGAGGCTAACAGAAAAAAAGAAATGCCAGAAGACGTGCGTGACTTTTTAGATAGCTTTAACTTAATATAAACAGATTTGTTTTTTATAAAACTCTAAACCAAAGCTTTAAGCAGTGTTTTGCTTTTTTTAAAACACTATGCTATAATATACATCTAACTCAATCAAGAAAGGCACCATCCTTATGTCAGATTTTTTCTCCTTCAGACTTCCAGTAGATTTTGTTGAAAAATACACTACTGTAGAGGCACCATTTGGTTTTAAAGACGCAGGAGAAAACTCCATTGGAGAAATTACTTTTGCAAGAACCTATTCTCGCATCAAAGAAGACGGAACTAAAGAACGCTGGTATGAGGTTTGTCGGAGAGTTATTGAGGGTATGTATTCTGTCCAGAAGAATCATGCAAAAGATAACCGCCTACCATGGAATGACTACAAGGCCCAGAAGTCTGCACAAGAAGCTTTTGATCGTATGTTTAACCTAAAGTGGACACCACCAGGACGTGGCATGTGGACATTTGGAACACCACTAACAATGGAAAAGCGTAACTCTGCAGCACTACAGAACTGTGCCGTTGTATCTACAAAAGACTTAGACAAGAATGATCCAGGAGCTTTGTTTGCTTGGGTAATGGATGCTCTTATGCTTGGTATTGGTGTTGGCTTTGATACCCTTGGACAAGACAAGGCCTTTCCAATCCACGCACCAACGGAGCCAAAGGTAGTCTACGAGATTCCAGACACTCGTGAAGGTTGGGTAGAAGCTACAAGATTACTTCTTAACTCATTCTTGAGACCAAACCAAAATATTCAAGAGCTAGACTACTCGCTCATTAGACCATTAGGTGCACCAATCAAAGGCTTTGGAGGAACTGCTTCAGGACCTGGACCACTAATTGCTTTGCATGAACAGATTAGTAAAGTTATTGGTGGAAGAGCTGGAGAAACTTTAGACTCTCGTGCGATTGTAGATATCATTAATCTAATTGGAACCTGTGTTGTATCAGGAAACGTGCGTCGTTCTGCTACTCTAGCTTTGGGTGTGGAGGGCGATGATGATTTCTTAAACCTAAAGAATGCAGAAGCTTTTCCAGAGCGCAACAGTTATGATCCAAAAAATCCAGGGTGGGCATGGATGAGCAATAACTCTATCTCTGCTACTGTTGGTATGGATTACTCAAAGTATGTAGATCGTATTGTAGATAACGGAGAGCCAGGATTTATTTGGTTAGATGTTGCTCGTAACTATGGACGTTTGGCAGACCAACCAGATGGTGCAGACTACCGTGTAGTAGGCTTTAATCCGTGTGCAGAACAGCCACTGGAGTCCTATGAGCTCTGTACCCTAGTTGAGGTACACCTAAACCGTCATGAGTCCAAGGAGGACTTCCTACGGACTCTGAAGTTTGCCTATCTATATGGTAAGACTGTTACTTTGTTGCCAACACACTGGCAGCAGACTAATGGAATCATGCAGCGTAATCGTCGTATTGGAACATCCCTGACAGGCATTGCATCTTTTGCTGATGAGAATGGTCTTCCAACTGTTCGTAACTGGATGGATGAAGGATACAACAAGATTCGTTTCTATGACAAGAAGTATTCTGAATGGCTATGTGTTCGTGAATCAATTCGTGTAACTACCGTAAAACCATCTGGGTCAGTATCACTTCTATCAGGTGCAACACCTGGAGTTCACTGGGGTCCAGGCGGTGCTTTCTACCTACGTGCTATTCGTTTTGGAAACACAGACCCAATGTTACACCTTTTTAAAGCTGCAGGGTATAAGTGTGAAGACGACCTAGTATCAGCAAATACTACAGTTGTATACTTCCCAATTAAGTCTGGACAAAAGCGTAGCGAGAAGCAGGTATCTTTGTTTGAGAAGATGTCTCTTGCTGCAACTGCTCAAGAGTATTGGTCAGACAATGGTGTATCAGTAACTCTATCCTTTGACAAGGAAACAGAAAAGCAGCACGTAGCATCTGTTCTTAATATGTACGAGGGTAAGCTAAAGGCTGTATCATTCTTGCCAATGGGTAACACTGTATACCCACAGCAACCATACACAGAGATTACAGAAGATGAGTATGACTACTACATTGGTCGTATTGCTAAGATTGACTTCTCTGCAATTTACGACGGTGTAGATAATCTAGAAGCACTTGGAGAATCATACTGTACAACAGACTACTGTGAAATTAAAATTCCAGACAAGAGAGCAAGGTAATGAAACAACTATTACACTTTACAGCAACATGGTGTCAGCCGTGTAAACAAATGGAACCACTGATTGCAAAACTTGTTTCAGAAAATTTAGATATAAACTATGACAAGATTGACGTGAGTGATGAGTTTGATCCAGCAGTTGAGTATGGTGTTAAAGGTGTTCCAACTTTTATTGCAATAATTAACGGTAAAGAAGTTTCTAGACACACTGGAACTGCAACAGAAGAAAAGTTGTTGAGTCTTTTTAATTAAATAAAATGGTATAATAGTCTTGTTAGAGATAACCCCACTAACAAGGAGACCCCACAATTAAAAAATTTTTATATTCAGCAATAGTCTTAGCTATATTTTCTTTATCATTACTTTGGCCAACTACTGCTAAAGCATCTACAACTGCAGTGTGCGACACCTATCAAGTCAATGGTGGTGATCAAGCATTCTTGATGAATTTAAATACCCCACTAGAATTTGGTGGCACTGTATATAATGGTAACGTTTACATAAGTCCAAAAGGAACTATAACTTTTGGTCAGGGTGATTATACTTTTTGGGATTATCCAGCAACACCATCCATATCAATTGGCTCATGGGACTATCACGCTTTTGCAAATGACGCAAGCTCTCAGTGGGATCCAGGATGGGGTATTGGCAAAGATTTATACGTTAAGTATGGATCAACAGCAACTTCTATTTGCGTTGACTGGAAAGTAATGGTTTGGGGTCAGTCTTCTGGAGACCCAGTCTATATTAGAATGTTAGCACAGGTAGATCCAGTAAACTATACTTGGACTCCAACCTATCAGGTAAGCTCTAATGCACCAGGAGGAGCTAGATATGGTGTTCGTTATACTCAGGGTGGTCAGGTATTTCCTTTAGAGATTCAGACAATAACTGAGCCACCAACACCAGAACCTACGATAGAGCCTACCCCAGAACCCACTCCAGAAGAGCCCACGCCTAGTCCTACGCCTACACCAGAGCCTTCCCCAGAAGAACCTACCCCAAGCCCCTCACCAACTCCAGAGCCGTCTCCAGAGCCCACGCCTGAGCCTAGTCCAACTCCCTCTCCAGTCGAACCTGTTGAACCTGTCGTGCCACCAACCAACCCAGTAGACCCAACACCAGAACCTTCCCTGGAGCCTGAGCCAGTAGTCCCGCCAGAAATACAGCCAGAGGAACCAGAGCAAGCAGTAACGCCAATTGAAGAACCTGAAGAATCTGTAGAACCTTCACCCGAATTAACTCCTTCTATTATAGAACCAGAAGAAGAGTCTATCACATCTGCGGAAGAATTACCAGTAGATATTTCTTCAGAAGAACTTCTGAACATAGACCTAGATCAAATTGAAGCAACGGATCTTTCTGAGGATCAGGTAGAAGCACTTGTTGAAGCAGCCCTGGAAGTGTTTGAAACAGCAGAACCAGGATCTGACGAATACGAACAAGCTCTTGACGCTCTATTCCTAGCAGCTGAAGCAGACGACATCGTATTAGATGAGGCCCTAGCAGCCATCCCGCTTCTTGGAGACGTTCTTGGTGGAGCCACAGAACTTGTTAACTTTCTTGGAAATGCGGGGGCAGACATGAGTCCAGAAGTTAGAGAAGACTCAGAAAAAGTAGTCGTTACAGCAATTGTTGCAGTGCAAGCAGCACTATCAGCAGTTTCTATAAGCGGTATAGCAACAACAGTTAATTTAAGAAATGGAGCATAACATGAAATTCTTAACAGCATTAGCTAAGGACGTCATAGATCAAGCATGGACATTGCTTGGTATGGTCGTAGCTTGGCTTGTCCTTGAAGGTTCCGCTAAGGAACTTACAGGAAACCTCATATTAATAACCCTATTAGTATGGATAGTAACATTTCCAATCTTTCGTTATGAAAAGGAGGATAAATAATCATGGGAGGTAAAATGAAGCAACCAGCAGTAACGGGTGGTTTGGATACCATCATAAACATCTTTTGGAGAATTATAGCAGTATTTGCAGCATCAGGACTAACGGTCTTAGGTGCTGGAGCAGTCGTTGGTGTTGAGCTATGGGATGCTGTCTTTATGGCAGGTATTCTAGGCGTAGCCACAGTGATTGAAAAACTAGCTAGATCTTTCCTAGAAGATGGAAAGCTTACTATGTCAGAGATTAATGAAGCCTTTGCTAAGGTAGACAAAAACTCTAAGTAAGCAATAGTTGACAGTCCCCTCTGGGTAGTGTATAATGAAGATACACCATTTTAGAGGGGATTTTGTCATGACCTGTATAGCTGCCATTAAAGCCAATGGCAAAGTATATATGGCTGGAGATCGTGGGGCATCAACTGATGACACCATCATGCATATTTCTAAGCCAAAAGTTAAAGCATTTGGTCCATATGTAATAGGATATGGAGGAACTATGGAAGGTCAAAGATTACAATATAGCTTTGATCCTCCAAAACCACATCCAGATGAAGACCTAGATGTTTTTATGCACACAACATTTCTAAAATATCTTAAAGATTTTTATGAAGAATGGTGGGTTGAAACATCAAAAGATGCAGAACTAGAAATGTTAATTTCAATTAAAGACAAGCTGTATGAGCATACCTCTTCAGACATGTCTATGAATGAGTTTTCTTCTAACTTCTTATCTATTGGATCTGGTTCATCCTTTGCTATGGGATATTTATCTGCAACTGTTTCTACTAAGATGACCCCAGAAAAAATGGTAGAAGGTGCAGTAAAAACTGCAATTAAATTTTCACCAACTTGCTCTGGCACCGTTGACATTCTATCCACTTAGGAGTACAATATACCTATGAATAAAAAAACATTTGACGAATGGCTACAAGAAGGACTCTCTCTAGGGTTTTGTGGTCCAGCAATTTGTTATCCACATGACGGATTGCCATTAACTGAACAAGAAGATGAGCAATTTGGTGAGGGTGAAGATCCTTGCATACACATTATAAGACTCTACGAAGACTTGGAAACAAAGAAAGCAGTAGAAGAAAATCATTCTCCTTCTGTGTGGAGAGCAACCAATAGTGGTTTTGACTTAACAATAAAGAAAGACTAAAATGGCAAAAACAAAAGGTAACAGAAATGACAACCGCCCAAATGGAAAAGCTGCAAAAAAGCATCCAAAGATTTTTGATGCTATCAAGCGTCGTTTAATAAATAAATAGTAACAATGATCCATAGCTCAACGGCAGAGCAGAGAGCTGTTAACTCTAAGGTTCCTGGTTCGAATCCAGGTGGGTCAGCTAATGGTGTGGTCCATACCACTCTCAAGGGTAGAAGAGATAAAAATGGACACCAGTGACTATCGCATAATGGTAGTGTGTAACCTTGCCAAGGTTAATGTGCGAGTTCAATTCTCGCTAGTCACTCTGAGAGTATCCTAGCATGACTCATAAGAACCATTTCACTGGATGCTCTCTTTAGGCTCTGTAGCTCAGTTGGTTAGAGCACTACCCTGTCACGGTAGGGGTCGCCAGTTCAAGTCTGGTCAGAGTCGCAAGGAAAGAGGTATTCTATGGGTAAGCAAGAGATAATACTTAACAGGTTGTTGCCTGGCCCTCCAGTGTTTCCAGTAGTTCCATTAACAGCAAAAAGAAACTGGATGGATGACTCAAGGGATAAATTTGCTTATAAGTGTATACCATTAAATATTGCTAATCAGTATGGCTATACAGTTTTGTGTCCAGCAGACTTCACTTTAGACTGGTATGGAGGGGTAGAAGAAAAAGATGTTGACTTCCAGGTAACATCTGAAGAAGAATATTTTAAAGATCACCTTCATAGTTATTTTGGTGGTGGAACTTTTACTATACATCTAGATTTTATTATAAGAACTCCAGAAGGTTTTTCAACTTACATTCGTGGAGTTCCTAATGAAACAAAGCAGGGACTTAAACCGTTAGATGCCATTGTTGAAACTGATTGGCTATCCTATACTTTTACCTACAACTTTCTTCTTACAGAACCAGGCAGCTATAGCTTTAAAAAGGGTGAGCCCCTGTTTGTATTTTTTCCAATTGAAAGAGCAACTGTAGAAAAGTTTAAACTAAAAGAATCTAGAATAGAAGAAGACACAGAACTGTCAACAGACTTTGAAGACTATCATCGTAAAAGAATAAAAGCAATTTCGGTGCCAATAACAAAGCCAGTGTTTCAAAACTTTTATAGAAATGGGACAAAAGCATCTGGAGAAAAAGTCAGTATAAAAAACCACATTACAAACTTGATTTTTGGTGGTAAGCGTGGTAAGATTAACTAATAATGCCTCTATAGCTCATCTGGTAGAGCGACGCACTTGTAATGCGTAGGTGACGGGTTCAAGTCCTGTTGGAGGCTCTGATTATGATATAATTTATATACCTGCCCCGTAAAGGGGAGGAACAAGATAACTCGCTGAAAAGGAGAAATAACATGGTAACAACATTTACTACGGAGTTCTTAAAAGATCCGTTTTTTAATATGGGTTTGAATACCCTGGCAGCACCAAAACCTAGCTATCCACCATACAATATTGTAAAGATTGACGAAGATACTTTGGTCATGGAATTTGCGGTAGCTGGATTTAAAAGGGATGAGATCAGTGTTACAACTGAAAAGAATGTCCTAACTATCAAGTCAACAAAAGATGATTCTGACGATAAGGAATACCTGCACAAAGGTATTGCTGCTCGTAAGTTTACTCGTTCTTTTACACTACCTGAATATTTTGAGGTAGATGGAGCAACAGTTGACAATGGCATTCTATACATTAATCTAATTAGGAATATTCCAGAAGAGAAGAAGCCTAAAGTAATTAATATCAAGTAAAAAAACAACCTGAGTACGTTGATAAAAGGCTCATCTTAAAAACTGATATAATAGAGTTATGCTGAAAAGCATTTAACCCTATAAGGAGATTTAATATGACAACTTGGATTAGGCCAGTAGATGGCGGATCAATTTCGGATAGCTTTAACGGACACAAGAATCGTGCAAAGCCTTCAGTAAACCCAGGAGTTGACTACGCTGTTGCTACTGGAACACCAGCAAAAGCCGTTGCTGACGGAACTGTTATTAATACTGTTCCAACCTTTGCTGGTGCTGGTGGACGCATGGTCTTCCTAAGCTTCCCATCAGGCCACACCGCAGACTACCTACACCTTTCACGTATTGACGTACAGCCAGGACAAGCAGTAAAACAGGGTCAAGTAATTGGCTTAACTGGTGGCTCAGGTCTTGGCAAAGAAAACGGATATGGTGCACACCTTCACTTCTCATTCCGAGTTGGCGGTAAGCCGACAATGGGTGCTGGAAACATTGACTACGAAGCTTTCCGTGGAGCACCTACAAGTGCTGCACCTGCCACCCCTGCAGCTCCAGCAAAGGCACCTGCTGCATCTGCTAGCGGAGCAAGGCCTTATCCTGGCAAAGAGCTTTTCAAAGGCTCTCCAGCAGGTCCAGACCTTGCTTATCTACAAAGCAAACTAGGCGTAAATCCCCCTGGCCCATTTGGTCCAAAGACTCACGCTGCTGTTGTTGCTTTTCAGGCTTCCAAGGGACTAAAGGCTGACGGCATTGTCGGCCCTTTAACTTGGTCCAAACTAAACTAACCGAGAACGGTACCTGTTGGCTTTAGTAAAATAAAGCAAACTCTAATAAAATAAGGAGAAAAAAATGACATGGTATCCAAAAGTATCAGGCATTAAAGACAACGGATTTGGCGGTAGTCGTAATGGACAACCAATAAATGGTGTAGTGATTCACCACGTTGCAGGAACTAACGGATTGGGGTATGTTGCGAACGCAAACACTCGCAACTCCCATCCAACCTATCACATCGCAAACAGTGGGGCTGTGACTGGAATTGTTAATCCAGATCGCAGACCATACTCAACAGGTGGAACCCCTGACCCTAACTCTGTAACATTTGAGGTTGACAACTCATCTGTTGGAGGGGACTGGCCAGTTTCCCCTGCTGCACTAGAAGCACTCATTGACGTAATTGTTTATCACGCCAGTCAGTCACCTAGGGCTGGAAAAGGGTTTGCTAAGAATGAACCTTCAGTTAAGCAATCAGAGTTCTTTATAGCTTGGCACTCACAGTACAAGGCAACTGCCTGTCCTGGACCTTTTATAATGTCCCAGCTAGACTACATAGTAGATCAGTGCAACAAAAGAGCTTCTGGTGTTGCACCTGCCCCTACCCCAGCTCCAGCTCCAGCAGCAATTCCAACAAAACCAAGATTGACTAGCTCTTTAAAACGAGGATCAACAGGTGCAAACGTTCGTTACTTGCAGACTGCTCTTGGTGGTCTAAAAGTTGATGGACAGTTTGGCCCAATTACTGATAAAGCTGTCAGGGCTTTTCAAGCAGCACAGGGAATAAAAGTAGATGGAATTGTTGGTCCTATTACTTGGGGTAGATTGTAAAAATGCCTATATACGAGTATGAGTGTTCAGATTGCAAAGTTAGAGAAACATTTGTTCGTGGTATCAATGATGAAGATCCTGGATATCAGTGCAAGACTTGCAATTTGAGCCTCACTCGTGTATACTCGTTAGGTGCCGTTATGTTTAACGGCAGTGGATTTTATAGTAAGGACAAGTAATGGTAGAAGCTAAACAAAAAGAATGGGTCCTTAATGCAAATGATCGTTGTGATCATGGTTGCGACGCACAAGCCTATATTTATGTCAAGGGTGTAGACGGAGACTTATTGTTTTGTGCACACCACTATGAAGAAATTATGAGTAATCCTTTGGGGTATAAAAACATGATGAGTTTTGCAATAGAAGTTGTAGACGAACGTGAAAAGCTTATTGAAAATAGGCTAAAGGGAGATGACTAGATGTTTGAATATTATGTAAAACAAGTTACTAACGTTGTAGATGGAGACACTATTGACGTAGTTATTGATTTAGGGTTTGATATTAGTTTTACTTCACGTGTTAGGTTGGCTGGCATTGATACCCCAGAAAGTCGTACAAAGGATAAGGCAGAAAAAGTTTTAGGCCTAGAGTCTAAGAAGTATTTGGCAGATCGTATCAAGGCAGCAAAGACTGTTGTTATTAAAACTGAGAAGATGGATTCATCTGAAAAATATGGTCGCATCCTTGGTTGGCTATACCTTGATGGCGAAGGCAACTCAATCAATACTGAAATGATTGAGAAGGGCTATGCCTGGGGGTACCTAGGAGACACCAAGGTAAAAGACTTTGAAGTATTGGCTAAGGCTAGAGCAAAGACATTGTAATGCTAGAGCCATCTATTGAAGAGCTAGTCCTTAGTGGAGTAGTAGAAGTTTCTGGAATTGATTCCAAAAGTGGTGAGTTTGTTTATAGCTTTACAAATGACATTAACGATGTTGTCCCCGAATTTATGCATAAAAGATTAAATTTTGTAAAAAATGAGGTAGATTTTTTTCTAGAGCTAGGCTTTCTTGAGATGAATAATCCAAAGTCTAGAAACCCAATACTGTTTTTAACAGACAAGGCTTTTGATGAAGAAGAGATCTCAGGCTTATCTAAAAGAAAACAAAGTTCTTTGGACGAAATAAAACGACTGTTTGAAGAAAGATGATATAATATTATTATGACAGAAAATAATAGCGGTGGCATCAAAGAGCCAGGAGACTGGCCAACTGGTAAGTCTAAAAATGTTGGTCGCAAACTTAAGGCAAAGCGTCGTAAGCCAGTATATGTTTCTGACTCTACTGGTGCTGTAATTGCTGGAAATAGTTCAATGACAACAAAGTCAGCGATCAAAGAAGGTGACTTCGTAATGGGTCAGACTTCTGAGGGTGTTGTTCATGGAGTTGTTGAACACATCATGTGGGAGGGTGGAACACTTGGAACACCTGGATCAGAGTATGCTCTTGAGTCTATGCCACCAGAAAATCCAGCGATGTCTGTAAGAATTTATGAAGAAGACGATGACACGTGGGAGCCAACCGCCTATAGCATTGGAATGATGTATGTAGACGCAACAGTTTTTGAAATGGAAGACCATGACATGGATGAAATGGAAATGATTTCAAAAGCAGATAGCTATTCTCCAACATCTGGAATGAAGTCTGCAGCACGTCGTGCACTTAAATGGAAAGCAGAAGGAAAAGCTACAGGAGCTGGAACGCCAGTTGGCTGGGGTAGGGCAACAGATATCGTAGCTGGAAGATCAATGTCTTTATCAGTAGTTAAAAGAATGTATTCTTTCTTCGCCAGACATGAAGTAGACAAAAAAGGAAAAGACTTTTACAATACAAGCAATCCTAGTAACGGTCGTATTATGTGGGACGCCTGGGGTGGAGACGCAGGATTCTCTTGGTCACGTGCAATTGCAAACCGTGAAATGGACAAAGCCTTGTTTTCTAATTTTGGAAAAGACTATACAAATGTAGATCAGCTTACACAAATATTTAAATCTGTTACAGTTGGATCAATGGTCTCCTGGAACTCTTCTGGAGGAAGAGCATCTGGAAAAGTAACAAGAATTATTCGCAGTGGAACTTACAATGTTCCAGGAACAGACGTTAGCCTAAATGCTAGCGAAGAAGACCCAGTAGCAGTCATCAGACTATATCGTGATGGAGAAGCTACTGACACAACCGTTGCCCACAAACTAAAAACTTTACGAACCCTTTAGAGGTCGGAAAAACAATGGAACTTTTTTTATTTGGGGTATTGACAACCCTAACCTTAATTGCTATAATTAGACAGTACAATAAAGCTAACTACCCTAAAAAGGATAAGAAGGCTCTTGTTCGTCAAAGCTCTATGTTTTTATTAATTAAAAACTTTTTGCCAGACTTAATGTTTGATTCAAGACACAGATACAGTCAAGCAATAATATACGAACAAGATAAGACGTTTGACTACATAGAGATGCCAGATAAAAAGGCATACTGGCTAGACAAAAATAAAATTTATTATGCAGAAGTAATAGATGGAAAGTTTGATCCAGGTAATAAAAAATTAACTGAGATGAAAAATTTATCTGAAGAAGAAGTAAGCAAGTTGTTATACATTTACAATAGTTTAAAGAGTGGGTTTTAAGTTGATAATTGCAGTACAGGGTACAACTAATTTTAATGACTACAATATCTTTATGAGGTCTATGTCAGTTGGCATGTCTTCTCTTCCTAAAGAAGATAAAGAAATTTTAGTATACAGTGTTGGGCCTAAAAATATCAACAACTTTGTAACAGAATTTTGTAACATTACTGAACGTAGCCTAAAAGCTAGAGGTATCAAAATTAGATATAACAAGGTTCCTATTTCTTGGGCTGAACAAAACATTGACAAAATAAACTATCTCGTTTTTTTAAGCAAGCCAGGAGAGTATAACTCTAAGCTGGTTGCTGAGGCAGAACTTAGCGGTATTGAAGTAGGGATATTTAGATACTAATGTCAAATAATAAAACTCAAAATAAAGAGGTAAAAATGGTAGTAGCTTCACTAGAGAAGATGGAAGAGATCGTCTCAAAAAATAAATCATTATCATGGGATGGTTGGAATGTAGTGGAACTCATTAAAACATCAGGGGCACTTTACAAGCCTAATGGTGTAAAAATTAATGGAGTTTGGTATATCAAAAACATTTTTAACGCTGAATCTTATGGATGGAAAGTTCCAAGCAGATATGTGGAGTAAGACATGCAAAACCAATCATGGAAAGACAAGGCTGCATGTCTTGGAGAAGAAACAAATGATTACTTTGATAATTATGAAGAAGATCTTGAACTAAGGCCTATAGTAGATAAAGTTTGTAGGGAGTGTCCAGTGAGAAAAATGTGTTTTGCTGCAGGGGTTTCTGGAAAAGAAACTGGAGTTTGGGGTGGAGTTTATTTTGAACAAGGAGACATATCTAGGGAATTTAATAGACATAAAGCCAAAGAGGGCTGGGCAAAAACCTGGCAAGCACTAACAACGGATAGCTAATTATGGAATATTGGTCATGGATACTTGCCGCTATTGGCGTTGCTGGAATTTATTTTGTAGGCAAGAAGACTCTTTGGGGCTGGTTTGTTTTGTTATTCAATGAGGCAATCTGGATTATTTACGCAGTCATTACTGAGCAATATGGTTTTATTGTTTCTGCAATTGCATATGGCGTGGTTTATATTAAATCTTATCTACACTGGAAAGAGGATGCTAATGTACACTGATGCAATGAAAAGAGCCTTTCATTCAATAGAAGCTCCTAAAGGTTTTGCAGGGGTACAGCTTCTTGAAAATGAAAACTTTATAACAATAAGGCTTGACGAAAAACTTTTTGCTAACCTTGATGAGTTTGCAAAACGTGAAGCAATTCAGTATGTATTTTTAGTAAAAAAGGCTCTAGAAGACAATGGAGCAATTGTTCTTGTAGTAAGAAAAGCATTAGGAGAGAATAAATGATTGTTGATAATCAGTTTTTATATATTACATTGGTTGTAGTGCTTTCTTTTTTGAGCATTTTATTGGGTACCCTGCTAGTATTGTCTAGAAACAAAAATAAAAGTCTTAGCAACATAGTTTCCAATCGTGAAGAA